CCACGTCGTTGACGTTCGATAACACGTCGCCGCAATTTACGGCGGCGATGCCGTTGTGCATCTGGCAGAACGACGAGACATACGAAGCGCTCGCCGTGTCCGGCTCGACGACCGGCGGCCTAAACCTGGCGACGCCACTGGCGCACGCCTACCCGGCCGGCCATGTGCTGCGCTTGCTTGAGTGCGACAGCGCAACGGGACTCGACGCGACGCACCCGGCCGGCCCGCAGCGCACCGGACAAGTGGAATGGGTTTGTTATGACGACACCGCAGCCACCGAGGACGCGAGCGCATTCGGCACGTATCGCGGCGACTACCTGTTAGACGATTGCCCGGAAGTCGGCGAAGTCGCATTGCCCGAATACCTGCGGCATATGTTCGCGACGGTTGAAAACGGAATCGCGCGCCCGTTCCGCGACACGTCGTTACAGCATCCGTCCGAAACGCTCGGCCTCGCGTGGCAACCGCTGACGCGTTTAAACGCTTGGAACCTGCGCCGCAAATTGCTCGCGCTGCGCGGCAAGCAGAAAGCATTTTGGATGCCGACGTTTAACAACGCGCTTGAGCTTGCCGCGACCGCAACGGCGGGCAGTTCCACCGTTGTCGTGCGGGCCATCGGTTTGCAAACAGGGTACGCCGACGACCAGTTAGATATCTTTTTCCGGCTCACCAATGGCACGACCATAGCGCGCCACGTTTCGGGAATCGTGCCGAGCGGCAGCATTGAAACGCTGACGCTTACCAGTGCGATGCCGACGACCGTCACGCAAGCGGCCATCGTTTCATTCGCGACGCTGCATCGGATGCGGCTCGCGCAAGATCGCATCGAATGGCTACATCGGTCGAAGGTCGGGCCGAAAGTCGTTGTCGCCGCGCAGGAGGCGCCCGCGCCCGCATGACATACGTCGAACGCGAAATTAGCGAACAGTCCGGCGCGCCGGTCGAAGTCTATGAGTTTTACGCGGAAGCGTTTACCTATCGTTACACGTCGGCCGAATCGGACGTGCTGCTAGACGGCAACACGTACACAAGCGAACCCATCGAACGCACGGACATTGCGTTGTCGGTCGAAGAACCGCGCAACGCGTTGACGCTGCGAATGCGCCGTAACAATCCGATTGCCGATATGTTCCGCGTGTCGCCGCCCGATAAACCCATCGGCGTAATCGTGCGCCGCTTCCATCGTGACGATACGGAAATCGCGGTGGCGTGGGTCGGCCGCGTGCTTAACGTGACATGGGCGAACACGACGACGGCGACGGTGCAATGCGAGCCGGCGAGCGTATCGGCGAACCGCAACGGACTCGGCCGTTACTATCAAATCCCCTGCCCGTACGCGCTATTTAATCCGAACGACTGCAAAGTAGATCGCGCCGCGTTTGAATACCCGACGACGGTGGCCGCCGTGTCGGGCCTCGCACTGACAACCGCCGCCAAGCATTCGACGTTGCCGTATCCGGGCGGCTTTATCGAATTCGCCGATGGCACGCCGCCAGTGACGGAGCGGCGTTTGATCGTCGCCGTTAGCGGTCTTGTGTTCACGCTGTCGCGTCCGTTTTCGGCCGCCATGACGGCGGGCAAATCCGTCGTGCTGTTACCCGGCTGCGATCACACGATGGCGACGTGCGACGGCGTGTTTGCGAACCGACTGAACTACGGCGGCTTTATCGGGATGCCGACAAAAAACCCGTTCACCGGCGCGCCGGTTTACTAGGAGGCTGCACGCGTGCTGTTCTGGATCAAGCTTGTAATCATGATCGTCGCGTCGTACGTGGCGTCGGCGCTCGCACCGAAACCGCCGCCGCCGAAACCGACAGCGCTGGACGATTTCGACGTGCCGCAAGCCGAGCAAGGCAAGCCCATAGGCGTCGTGTTCGGTCGCGTCATCATCAAGGCGCCGACGCTCGCATGGTATGGCGACCTGTCCACCGAAAAGATCAAGAAAAAGAGCGGCAAAAAATGAACGTGCGCGTCTATCGGCGGCATTTGTACGCGGACACTCCGCGCCGACAATATTGCTCGCGCGGCTCGCGCGCATTCTTCGCGCGTCGCGGTTGGGATTGGCTGGATTTCCAGCGCAACGGCATCGACGCCGCCGCATTCCTGGCGACCGGCGACGCCATGGCCGCGCGCGCCGTGCAACACGCGTTAGACGAGGCGCGCGATGGGTAGCAGCAAAAAAGTCACCGTCGGTTTTCGCTACCGCATGGGATTGCAATTCGCGCTATGCCGCACGCTCGACTCGTTAGAGGAAATCATCGTCGGCGAGCGCATTGCATGGTCCGGCGATATCACGGACAACACGGATTTTTATATTTCGAAATGGGATTTGTTCGGCGGCGACAAACGCGAAGGCGGCATCGAAGGATTGACGACGGCGCTATTCGGCGGCGCGACGCAGGACGAGGACGCGTACCTAGCCGACAAAATCGGCGGACTGATTCCCGCGTTTCGCGGCGTCGTCACCGTGATATTCAAAGGCGGACGCGTCACCGCAAACAATCCGTACATTAAGCCATGGTGGTTTCGCTGCACGCGCATACACGCGCAAGGCGACGAGTCCGAACAATGGTACGACGAGCGCGCGGCGATTCCCGGCGCGATTGGTGCATCGTCGGTCGATAAGGCATTCGTCCTCAATTGGTGGCAATCGTCATTCCACGCCGGCACGGGCGACGATTGGGCCGGCATGGGAATGCAATTCCTTGACGGTAGCGGCGTCGAAATCAGTTCGACCTATGCGCCGATTATTCCAGTGTTGCCGGCGCAGTCGTGGCTGGCGCGCACGTTGACGGGAACGGTGCCGACCGGGACTTCGACGATTCGCGTGTGGATGATGATGGACCGTCACACGGGTACGAATAACGACGGGTACATCGACGATATCGAATTGACGATTGACGGCGAGCCGGTCGCGCTCATCAATCCCGGCGCGGAACTCGGCACGACGGGATGGATTAGCACAGTCGGCACGTTGAGCGTGCGCACTGGCGCGCCGACCCCGCATTCGGGCGCCGGCTCGTTCGGCGGCGGCGCGACGAATTACTGTCGCGCCTATCAAGCCATCGTCGCGCCCATTGATATTGTCGGCATGAACCCGGCGCATATCGTGCGCGAGTGTCTGACCGATCCTTATTTGCGGATGAATTACCCGGAAACGATGCTCGACGACGCCTCGTTCGGCGCGGCGGCCGACGTGTTCTATTCGGAAGGCATGGGACTAAACTTTTTTTGGTCGAATCAAACGACGGTCAAAGACTTTTTGCAAACGGTGCTGGACCATTGCGGCGCCGTGTATTACGCCGATCCGTTCACCGGCAAATTTGTACTGACGCCGATACGCGGCGGGTACGACGTGGACACGCTGCCGACATTCGACGAGTCCTCAATCATCGACGTGGAATCGTTCGAACGCAGCGGCGCGGGCGAAGTCGTCAACGAAATCAGCGTGCAGTATGGCGACCTGACGACCGGGCGCGATGCCGTCGTGACGGTGCAGGACTTGGCGAGCGTCTACAGTCAAGGCGCCGTTATCGGGCAGACGCGGCAATATCCCGGCATTGGCAATGCGACGCTTGCGGCGCGTGTCGCGCAACGCGATCTGGTTTCCAGTACCGCCGCGCTCGCGCGCATCAAGGCGCACTTTACGCGCGAGGCATCCATACTGCGGCCGGGCGCCGTCATCAAATTTTCATGGGCAAAGCTCGGCCTGTCCGAATTGATTTGCCGCGTGCTAGACGTGTCGTACGGCGTACTGGACAACGGCGAAATTCGCGCCGAGCTTGCCGAGGACGTGTTCGGTTTGCCCGCCGCGTCGTATCAGGCAACGCAACCTGGCGGATGGGAACCGCCGCCGGACACGGCGCAACCCATCGTCACGCAGCAAGCTTTAGAGGGAACGTATTGGGACGTGTACCGGGAAACCGCGACGGCGGATTTCGAAGCGTTGTCGAATGAATCGGGATTCGTTTACACGCTCGCCGCTGCGCTCGACGGGTCGCAATACAGTTACGCGATTTATTCGCGCATCGACCCGGCCGAATACGAATTAGGGCAGGAGGGTTTAAGCTTCGCGCCGCACTCGACGCTCGGCGCCAACGTGACACGCGACGCCACGACGATAACGTTGACCGGCACCGGCGACGTGGCCGTTAATATTGCAGTCGGCGACCGCTTGCTAATCGGCGCAGGCGACACCGAGGAACAATTAGAAGTTACCGACCTGACGAACATATTAACCGGCGTCGTCGGCGTGCACCGTGGCGTGCTGGATACGACGCCGCAAACGTTCGCAAGCGGCGCGGACGTGTGGCTTTTGGAATTAGACGAGGAAGATTTCGGACGCGACGCCATCGAACGTTTCGACGGCGATACGGTCGATTACAAATTGCTCGCCACGTCCGGCAGCGGCGACAGCGCGTTAGGCGACGCAACCGAAATGTCGGTTACGTTCGCGTCGCGAATGTTCCGCCCGTATCCGCCCGGCAAGATCCGCATTAACGGCGTCGCGTTTCCGACGACGACCATTGCCGGCGGGTTCACGGTCACATGGGCGCATCGCGACCGTGTGCAGCAAACGGCGTCGTTTATTTCGCAGGACGAAAACAGCATCGGGCCGGAAAGCGGCACGACGTACAACCTGTATTTTTACGACGCGGCCGGCGCCGGCACGCTCAAGCATCAAATGCTCGGACTGACCGGCACGACGTACACGATGCCGGCGATTGGGACGAGCTTTAACGCGCGGCTTGAAATGGAAAGCCAGCGTGACGGCGTAACGTCATGGGAAAGGCAAATCCGCGAATTCGCCTATGCCGGCGGCACCGTGACGCC